GACCAATGTGTTGTGGCCGCGCTCCGGCGGATTCTCCAGCAGCGCCGCCGTGCCCACCTACGTGCTGGCCGATTTCTGGGTGCTTTACCCTACCAGCAACGGAGCGAATTTTACCTGCGAGAATGACTCGCAGATTTTTGATCCCAGCGAGAACATCAACTGGCAGTGGGGCAACCAGGTCACGGGATGTGTGACCAGCTCGCCCGTTTGGGATGTGGGAGGAACCTCCAACACTCCATGGATCGCGACCGGGATCAAGCCTCTGCTCAACGGAAACAGCTGGCACCACATCCAGAAACTCGACTGGAGAAACCCGGCTGAGGGCAAGATTTGCAGCTCGGGAGGAACCTCGTACTACTGCGAGCACTACGGGCACTGGATCATCGACGGCGTTTCCTTCAACATGCAGGCGGCCGGCATGTGCTCGGGCCGGCCTTCAGGAAGCGGGCAGACAGCCTCGCCGCCGACCACCGGATGCACCATCACCACGGACACGCTCGAGGCCGGCTTTGGGGCCAACGCAACCGACCAACACCAAGAGGACACCCACGGGGCCACGTCCCAGATAAGCGGCACTTTCGACGCAGGAACCTTCACCACGTTCTACGATCCTTCCGCCGTGGCAACCGCCACATACACGATCAGTAACCTTACGGCCAGCGTGCCGCTCACGGTGACAACAGCAACCCCCACACTGGTGAGCGCCTATCTCACTACGCCCGGCAACGTAAGCACCATGACGGCCGGTGGAACGCTACAATTCTCGGCCTTCTGCCACTACTCGAGCGGACCCGATCTGAACTGCACGGTGGCCGACATTTACGGGGATGCGGTGGCCGTGTGGTCGAGCTCGAACACCGCCTTAGCTACCATTGGCGCGGTGGGCTCGGCAAACCCCGGTCTGGTGACAGCGGTGGCGGGCGGAGCGCCCACCATCCGGGCGACCATCGGCAGTACTGTCACGCCGGCCTTTGGGCTGACCATCTCGAGTCCTACTGTAACTATCACGGGGTTGTATCTCGCGACCACCGGCGGCGTAACCGGTCTGTTTGTAGGCTCAACCACTAACCTTATCGCGACCTGTACCTACTCGGACGGATCGAGCACAAACTGCACGACGACTGATAGCCATGGAAACGTGGCGTCCGCCTATACCAGTTCGAACGCGGGCCACGCGACGGTGAACGCGACCACCGGCCTGGTTACGGGCGTCGCCGCCGGCGCCACCAACCTGACGGCCCACGCCGGCAGCTTTACCAGCCCTAACCTCGGCCTTACGGTCGTCAGCGCACCTTCCGGGGTCTACTCGATCACGATTATCGGTCCAGTGCAATTCTCGGGGACGGTGAAGTTCTGATGGCAACTCCAAAAGTGAAGCTGGCGACACCGGGGACCATCGATGCGCAGATCCTTGAGCAACTGGCGGAGGTGAAGGGCAAGGTGGACGAGAGCCTGGAACAGGGCCGGGAAAACGGCAACGAACTCAAGATGCTTCGCCGGGAGCTTGGGCTGGATGGGCAACATGGACGGTTGCCAATCGTGGAGGCGACGCTGATCCGCCACGAGGTGCGCATGGAAAAGGGCGAGGCGCGCATCGACAAGCTGGAGATCGGCAATAGCGAGGCCAATGGCAAGGCAAAGCTTGTCGCCACCTCCCTGGCGCTACTGGGGGGCGGAGCAGGCGGCGCACTGATTGCGCTCATAGCCCATCTGCTTGGAGTGCATTAGATGGCAAATGTGAATGGAGCCATCGACTACGTGCTGAGCTGGGAAGACGCGACGCTCTCGGGCGTGATAACGACGGCACCGGATGGCAAGCGTACCAGGTTTGGAATCGATGAGCACTGGCATCCGGAGCTGACCAACTGCCTCTATTTCAGCTCGATGGGCCAAGTAGCGGCGCTGCAGATTGCCAGGGGGATTTACGATATCAGCTATTGCCAGCCGCTATGCATCGTCGAGATCGCCAGTCAGGAGATCGCCAACAAGCTGCTGTCATTGGGAGTGAATGTCGGGATGGTGAACGCAGCGAAGATGTTGCAGGATGCAGTGACTGTGGTGGGTGACGGCCGCATCGGGCCGCTGACCCTGCACGCGCTCGATCTGGCGGATCCGCAGAAAGTGCTCGAGGATCTGCGGGGAGAAGCGGAGAACTATTACGACGCATTGACAGCAAAGAATCCAAACCTGGCCGTGTACCGGGCGGGCTGGCTACGGAGAGCAGCGGCGTGAGCGATCGCAACTACTGGTCTGCGTTACACAGATTAAGACGCGGTGCTGCGTGGGCGCCTTTGCTTCTGGCCGTCTTGTCGTGGGCATTCTGCGGCCGCGTCGGGGCACAGAATATCGAAGGTCAAATCGTCGCCGCGCAATTCGGCGAGTTTCAGGTGCCTGCGGTGGGCAACGGTTTCCAGTTTCCAGCGGCGACCTGCCAGGTGAACGGAGGCGGCCGGAACTTCAATGCGTTCGCTATGGGCGCCCCCATCAAGATCGTGGATAGCGACCCGAACCTGACCGAGATCGCAACCCCAGTCGCAGTGTTTATCGACTCCTGCGCTGTTAGTCTGCCGACGGTACATAGCCATGAGTCGTTCTATCTTACCTCGGGAACCGGTGGCCTGCAGGAGGCGATTACCAACGGGATCAACCGCGGCGGCGGCCCGAATACCATCATCTTGAACGCGGAATGGTACACGCTCGCCGCCCCATCGAGCCCCTCCGCAGTGATTGCTTCGGTACACGGCAATACCGCTCTCGGCCTGGTGGACGTCACCACTACGCCATACACCTCTTATGCCTGGAACGGGACAAGTTATGCGGCCATTAGTGCCGGGGGTGGGGCGACTACTCCGGCGACCACGGCGCTACTCAAAGGAAGCGGCAGTACAAATGGAGTGGTCCCGGCCACGCCGGGCACGGACTTCATCACTCCGAACCCAGGCGGTTCGGGTCAGATCATCGCCGAGACCGGGGGGGCGGTCCTGGGGGTCACCAACCTAAACAATAACTTCTATGTTTCAGGCTTCCCCTCCAATGGCTGCACGGTCAACTCGATTACTTACACCACGCAGCTCGAGTGCGCCTGGTGGACGGCCAAAGCTTACGCCGAGGCCAACACTGCCATGGTCACGCTCTATATGGGGTATGGCTACTACAACATCAACGCCTCGCTGGTATTGCCTACACAGTCATTCACGAGCGTCAGCCTGATCGGGGCGGGTTATCAGGGATCGACTATCGTGGCCAACGCTACGATGGCCGACGCGATGATCTACAAGAACGAGACCGCGGGCGGGGGCACGCTGCCGAACGCCACCTTCCGCGATTTCAAGATGATCGCGAACGACAAAGCACAGGGCTGCATGCGACTCTGGGGGCTGCAGGAGCCGGTCATCGAGAACGTGAACTGTGACAACGTTCCCAACGGCGCTCCGTTTTTATATCAATTCGGTGAGCCCAGCAATTATGGGCAGGGTTGGATTTTCCAGCTCATGGGCAAAAACATCATCGGCGGCAACTCAGTCACCAACCCGGCCACCAGAGCCACGGTTACAGCCACTTTGAGCGGCGGGAGCACAGGCAACATCACCGGCTATGCGGTCACGAATGGCGGCTCAGGGTACGGCACGCCAAGCGCCGAGCAGGTGCTCTATGTAAACGTCCTGGGGAATCAAAACGGAACCAGCGATCAGCCCTGTACGGTCATGCCGACCAACCTGGCCGCCACCCAGAGCGGCGGGGTCATTCAGACGGTGACGGGGACCGGCGGTACGGCTTGCTCGGGAGTGATCACGGTGCAGGTTGTCCCAATGTCCAACATCGCGGTGGGCATCGACGATTGGTCTTCCGACTCAACGTTGGATGATGCCGACGTGGGCTCGACGATTATCGGAGTCATTCAGCACAGCGGAGACACGACTTACAAGCACGCTCATCCCACGGGCACCAATATCGGCATGCAGAACGCCGGGGGCACGAACAACATCTATAAAGACACCGAGATCGATACGAACTACAAGTGGGGCTTCGATATGCAGGGCGGTGCGAATAGCTCCGAGATCGAAGGAACCCACGATTTCGGGGACGATCCGTCGGGGTTCAACATGTTCCACCTGTCGAGCACGGCCACGGTGCAGTTTGGGCCGCAGACTGATTTGTGCGTAGCTTCCCCCTCGCTGGTTGATTACCACGAATTTCTGATGCCTTACGGCACCTATGAAGTGGCGGGGTATCTGCCGGCGGGGTCGAGCATCGCGCCCAACGACTCCGTTTGCTCAAACCTGGGATCGATCTTCATGCAGCCGGTCACGATCGGAGGTCCTGGACATACGAGCCCGCTACTGGTAAATGGCAACGCAACCGTCACGGGAACCACTACGCTCGGACCTACTTCTACCGGAGCATTGCAAACCAGTGGGACCCTCAATGCCGGAGCAGTTGGAACTGCTACAGCACTGGCGAACTTTGGTTCTAACGCTCTTATTGCTTCTGATAGTTATTGGAATGGGTCCGGACCGACCAATACGACCTTTGGCTGGAATATCGCACCTGGCAGCGGTAGCAATCCATTCACGTTTGCGTACCTCGGATTTGGGAACTGCCCCAGTGGCGGGTGCCAGCTTCAAATCCAGCCTAATGTTTACTTCGACAACCCGGTGCAGTTTTCATCAGCTACTCAGTTTCCGGGGTCTACCTCAATTGACGCGAATGGCCTGGTCGGCGCACCGTCCTATGCGGTCAACGGCACAACCTTTACAGCAAGTGGCTGTGGAACGGTGACCAACCGTCTCGGAGGCGCAACAGCCGGGTCGTTCCATTCGGCGGTGAGCGGAACATGCACGGTAGTCGTGACCATGGGCAACTCCGTCACCGCGACGAACGGCTTCGCTTGTGGCCGGCCGAATGACCTCACTACCAATAGCGATTCGAGCAGTTGGAGTCAGACGGCAACTACCACCACCACGGTCACCCTGTCAGGCACTTCGGTTGCCGGGGATGTCATTAGCTTCGCTTGTACGCCGTACTAAGAAGGAGGAGGGTACCATGAACAATCTCAAGGTATGGATTCACGGATTGGCAGCAGCTGCTATTTCAGCCTTTGCCTCGGCAGCTAGCGGCGCAATCGTACTGCCTAGCGTATTCACGTTCGACAGGGTGGGGTTTGTCAATATGGTCAAGCTGGCTACTGTACCGGCGTTGCTGGCAGTATTTGCTTATCTGAAGAGTAGCCCGGTACCTGCGTTGACCGCTACGGGGATGGTTAGGGGTCAATAAAGCGTGGTGCTTCAGTACGAAAACTCCAAAAATTGATCTAAGTCTTTCCGCGCAGGTGTGAGATTCCCATATCTCGCTCGTTTTTGGCGAAATGCGAGCTCCCACGGCGCACCATTTTACAACCTCCAACGACGCACATTAAGGTCCGCGTCTCCCACATCTCGCCAAAAACGGGCGAGATATGGGGCACCCCTTATCTGAGGCAGAACGAAGTCCTCAGATGAGGTTTCGTCACACCCTACGATTTTTCCTCTACAGCACAGAAACATAAGGAGAGTTCCTATGGCATTTACCTGGCAGTCGGCCGGGCACGCATTCGCGTCCCTGCTTAAAGATGTAGTCACTGTTACAAAGAAGGTGGTCACGGTCCTGGGCGGTCTGCAGAATGAAGAACAGCTTATTGAGTCGCTGACTTCACTGGTGAGCCCACAGGCTGCGGCGGTGGAACAGATCGCTTTCGGCGCGCTGGGCGAGCTGGTTGCGGCCGTGCAAGCGACCGAGACGGCGGCAGGCGCCAACGGCGTCAACGTCGCCTTCGATGCTTCCGTGGTGGCCGAAGTGAAGAAGCTGGTCGCCGAGTTTCCTGAGGTTCTCGGCCAGGTCGAGGCGGCGTTCGGCAAAACCAAGTAACTCATGCCAAATCCTCAATGGGGTGACCCAATGGCCCTCCGGCTCTCCTGCCTGATCCACGGCGTGATGCTGCTGCTTGTGTCAGGATGCTCCACGCATCGCCCCGTCGCGGCGACCGTCCTCCCCGATGCTAGGGTTTCAGACGACAAAGAGTTTGTCTTGGCGGTTGCAGACAAGATGCCGATGTGGGATGCCGACGCTATCTCGAGATACGAACAGAGGGAGATCGCCACGGTCAAGGCGGACATCGCGATGGCGGAGCTGGACGACGGGAAAAGCGTGTTTCTGGCGGATGTCGCCAAACTACATGACGACTGGGATGCGCTGGTCGCACTAGACGAGATGCTAAAGAAGGAGTCGCTCATATGAGCAGCAAACACTGGATCGAAAGGGCGATCAAGAAACCGGGAACCTTCAAGGCGCTAGCCCAACACGCCGGCGAGAGCACGGCAGAACTCGCCCGCGAGCGCGAGGACACTGGGGGCAAGACAGGCAAGCGCGCGAGGCTGGCCGAGACGCTGATGAAGATGCGGAAGGAGAAAGGCTAACCATGGCCCACACACGACTGATCACGCTAAACGGGAGTGCCGGCGCGTTTGTCGCCGTCTCCGCAACCCAAGTGACCCGGCGGGTCCAGATCATCGAAGACGGCAGCGCGAATGGCGGGACTGGCCAGGGCATCGCGTACCAGTTCAACGATGGCTCGGCCACTCCGTTCTCCACGATATACACGATTGAACCACAGTCCGAGCCGATTGTGCTCGGCACACCAGTCCCTCAGGGCGGAGGATATGGGATGGTGCTCGGTACCCCGCCGGATAACTCAGGAGGGTATACCATCGCTGCGACACTGCTTATCAACCTAAGGTCGGCAAGCACGAACACAACGATCGTCCGCGTGACGGAATTCGACTAAGGCAATCATTCACTTTATGAAGAAAGCACTGTTGGTGGTTCTGGCCCTCGTTTCCTGCTTCATCCGCGTACAGGCGCAGAACGTTGAGGGCCAGATCATCGCCGCGCAGTACGGCGAATTCGAGGTACCTGGCACGATTGGAGGGTTTGTCTTCCTGCCTGCGACTTGCCAGGTTACTGGCGGGGGAAAGAGCTTCTCCGCCTTCACGGCCGGGGTGCCAATCAAGATTGTTGACGACGGCAACCCGAGCCTCACCGAAATCGCCACGCCGAGCTCGGTGTACATCAACGTCTGCTCGGTCAACATGACGACGGCGAATGTCCACGCGCCGCCTTACTATCTCACTTCGGGAACAGGTGGGCTGCAAGAGGCGATTACCGCCAACCAGACGAACAACGGCAACAACTCGATCATCCTCAACTGGGAGTGGTACCGGGAGGTGCTGCCAGGCAATACGGCGAATGTCATTGCGTCCGTGCATGGAATCGCATCGCTGGGGCTGGTCGATGTGACCACCACGCCTTACACCTATTACACCTGGACGGGGTCGCAGTATACAGTTAACAATCCGACGGCCGGCAGCGTTAGTTACAACCAGGGTGGGACCGGCGCGGTGACGCGCAGCAGCACGGCGAAGTGGCAAGACTCTCTATCGATCAAGGACTTTGGTGCGTTGGGCAACGGCTCGTCCATGACGGCCGACACGGCGGGTTTGCAGAGCGCCGTCGCTGCGGCCAACATCCAAGGCAAAGCGGTCTACATCCCGGCCGGCAATTACCTGCTCAACAACAGCGGTGGCCCGGTTCTTTCCGGGGCGAATAACGTAGTCATTTGGGGCGATGGGCCATCGTCTTCCCTTGCCTGCCAGACCACCGGAGGTCCGGACTGCATCGCCTCAACGGGCGCGACCGGCTTTGGCCTGCAGAATCTTTCTATTGCCTTTGGGCCAGCAGCCACGGAACGATCCAGCGGCTACGCAGTGGACATCGAGACGTGCAATACTTGTACGCTCGACGGAGTGACGCTGAACAATGGAGACCTGAGCGGCCTCAGGCTGGCGAGCTCGGTGCGTACTTCGATCCACAACCTGCAAGTCTCGAACTTCTTCGCCAACGGCACCTTCCTGGTTAACGACCAGGACCTGCGGGTGGACGGCCTGGCTTGCGCAAACAACGAGGATGCGTGCCTGGAAACCTCATGGTACGACTCGGAGTATGCGGCGCACTCGGTTCCCTGCCAGGACATCACGGCCAGCAATATCACCAGCGCTGATGATCTTGAGGCGGTCCTGGTCAACTCCTGCAATAACGTCACCGTGACGGGTTTCTCTGCGGTGGGCAGCGCCAAGGAAGCAGTCTTTATCGGTCAGGATCCGACTACGACCACCACACACTGGCCAGACCGGGTGAGCATCTCGAACGGATCCATCTACGGGTCCGGCTACGGCAGCAACCCGCTCAACTCCGCAGCCGCGCAGGCACTCTACATCAACGTGGGCACCAGCCCGGGGAGCTTCATCTCGCACCTCGCCTTTTCTAACATCGTGGCCACGCACATCAGCTCGTGGGGCCTGCAGATGGCGGAGCTGCAAAACGACGATGTGCAGGCAAGCAACCTGACATTTAATGACATTGGTAACGGAAACTCGGCTGGTTGCGTGCAGACAGAAGGCAACCAAGTCAACCTCGACAATATCGCCTGCTCGAACATCGGCACCTACGCCTTTTATGACACGAATACAAACCGGCTCACGGGTACGGGCTGGACGGCGAGTGGCTCCAACCAGGTGGGCAGCGGAACCGAGGCAGTCTTTCTTTCACCCACCGCGGTCGGATTTGTAAACGTCGCCGGCATTTCGCTGAACGACACCAACGGTAGCGTCTTTTCGAGCGCCGTCTTCGATGACACGACCACGGGCGATCACATCCTGGTCAACATCAAGAGTTCGGGTATCGTAGCCCCCACTGGGCCGACCAGCGCAAACCAAAGCACGACGTACACGTATGCCGATCCAACCCACTCCTGGATCTTTCGCAATGGCGGGATGATTATGTCCTTCCTGCCGCCCGACGTCTACCTGCTGCCCACCGCAGGCGCGACCTCGGGGGCCTATGTCAACGGATCCACCTTTTGGTGGCAGAGCAAGTGCTGGACAAGTTCGCAGCAAACCGAAAGCGTTGCCTGGCTCGACCTCTATCCCACGTTGAGCACCGAGTCTTTTGCCTTTGCGCACACGGGAGGCTGCGGGTTTCCTATCACGCTCGATGTGACTGCAGCCGCTTCGATGCTGGGCAACATTTTTACCGGAACGATTATCAGCGGCCAGCATTTCAGTGGCCTAGCCAGCTCGGCGCCAACAGCGGCGGCCGGGGCCGGCGCCGGTACAGGTCCCACGATCTCGCTGAACGCGAACTCTAATGACCTGTCTGGCTATCTCAGCGTCACCACCGGATCTTCGCCGACTGCAAACGCGATCGTAGCAACGCTCACTTTTGGTACGGCGTACGCAACGCTGCCCAAGTGCTTGCTGGCGCCCGCAAACGCAGCCGCCTCCGCGCTTAGCGGCGCTGCCAACGTTTACATTCCGCTGACTTCATCGGAGTCGGCCTTCACCGTCAACGCAAACACGACTGCTCTTGCCGCATCGACGCTTTACACCTGGGGGTACACATGCACGCAGTAAGGCGCTGCTGTCAATACGCGGTTTTGCTCTCTCTGGTGGCCGGTATCGCCATGGCGCAGCAGATAGGTAGCAACGGTGTGCCCGGTACCTCGTCTGTCCATGTTGGCGTTCGTGCTGCCGCCATCCCAACCATTGCGGCCGGCGTGGGAGCCGGCACCGCGCCCGGCGCGGTAACCATCGTCGCCGGTTCCACCGATCTCTCCGGGACCATCACCATCGGGACCGGAACGTCGCCGACGGCCTTCGGAGTCGTCGCGACGATCACGTTCAATGTGCCTTATACCGGCACCATCCCACATTGCGTTCTTTATCCGGTCACCACCAACGCTGCACAGTTAGGGGCTGGGCCGGTCTTTCTGCCACTGAGCGGCATCACGCTCACCGGATTCAACATAAATTCCACCACGCCCGCTTTGGCCGCATCGACGACCTATTCATGGGAATACATCTGCACGCAGTAGTTGCAGAAACAAGCTGTGAAGAAGGCGCCGCATATCCCACATCTCGCGCAGAGCGAGATACCCGGATTCCCTGTACGCGACGCCACCCATGGTCGCTTATGCGGCTTTCTGCAAGGAAAGCCGCAAGAAGTTGGTTGATCCCACGAAGCACCACAGGAAATCCGGGGGTATGGGGCACCCTTGGCCTGCGGAAGGAACAGGGTGAACCGACGATGAGGCTACCTTGGATATCCCGCTCCTGGCACGAAGAGATGATGGGCCTGGTGACCGTGCAAGTCGAGGAGCTGATCCGCGAGCGGAGGATCCTACTCGATCGCCTGGGCACGCTTGGGCTAGGTGGACCCCTTTTCAATTCGCCCTCCTGGCCCGATTCCTCGGAGAACACTGCGGAGAAGGCAGAGCCAATTGATTCGGAAGCGGAAGAGATGGAGAAGTTGATGAACCTTCGCCGCCGTCCGTCGAAATTGGCCGATGCACTCACCCGCAAGGCTTATCGGGATTACAACCGGGCGCAGGCTGGGCCCAGCGTCAAGTGGATACCCAAGGTCGAAGACCCAAGAGCCCAGGCCTCCAAGCTTGACACAATGACCGCGGCGCTCGACGAAGCCGAAGCTTTAGGAAAGAAACAGGCGTAAATGGCCACATACCCCGGCGTTGCAATTACCCAGCATTCGCAGACGCAAGTACCTCAATCCCAGCGAGGGATGGAGCATACGCCGTCGGACCCCATGCAGGGCAAAGCGGATGAGCCGCAGAATAGCGCGCAGCTCAGCGAAGAAGATCAGCAGCGGTTGATTGCGCTGGTGCGCAGTTATAAAGATCAGTGGTCGCAGGACCGCATGGTACTGATGCAGCGCTGTCTGGAGAACCTGGAGTTCTTCAAGGGCAACCAATTCATCTCCTTCGGTCCAGGAGAGTCGGAGTTTTTCAATGCGGTCGACTGGATGAACCAGGGCGAACATGCGCAGGACTCCGACGATAAGGATCTTTATCAGTATTGCAACAATTTTTACCAGATGCTGGCGACCGGTTTTGTGGCGGCGCTGGCACCGCAGGTTCCAAAATCCAAATGGATGCCCGAGGACGCTGAGCAGCTCTCCGATGTGACGACTGCCAAGGCGGCACAGACGCTGATCGGCATCATCGAGCAGCAGAACCGGGAACAGTCGCTGCTCAAGCAACAGTTGCTGTATCTCTACACAACGGGAGCGGTTTTTCGTCATACCCGATACGTGGTGGATGCGGAACGAGCAGGCACATCACGAGAGCCAGTCTTCAATGAGACGGAGACACAGTTGGCGCCCGATCGCTACCATTGCTTCCATTGCGGCGCGACTTCGCCGGCAGATGCGATGCCTGTGGGTGGGCACCGTTGCCAGCAGTGCCTGCGACCGTTGGGAGACGATTCGTTCTTCCCTGCTGAGTATGGGCCGGTGATTCAGAAAGTGGGTGAGGAGGTAGTACCCAACGGCATGGTGGCGCAAAACCTCTACAGTCCGCTGGAGGTAGACTGCGACCCGGCGGCGAACAACCTGCGGCAGACGCCGATCCTTAACCTCGAAGTCGAGGTTCACGTGGGAGCGCTGCGGGCGGCGTATCCCGATATGTACGATCAGATCGCGGCGAGCGCGACCAGTGAGCTCTCGGCCAACGGAAGCATCGACCGTATTGCCAGGCAGCAAGTGTATTCGCAGACGGGGGCGTCCTCGAGCATCCTGCAGGATCAGCGGCCAACCTTGTCGCGGACATGGATCCAGCCCTGGGCTTTCGATCTGGAGGATGACCGGGAGTTCGGCGAGCGGATGCGGGCAACGTATCCCGATGGCCTGCTGCTGGTGAATACCGGCGCTACTTTCCTTTCGGCACGCGATGCCTCGCTGACCAAGGAGTGGACGTGGGCAGGCACACATGAGGGATTCGGCTTGTTTCCGCCGTCGATCGGCGACACTGTTGTTCCTTTTCAAAAGCGCTACAACGATATGGCCAATATCCTGCATGAGTTCATGGACCGCTGCTCCTCGGGAGTGACGCTGGCCAACGCAGACCTGATCGACACCAAGTCAATGCAGGGCAAGCCGATGCTGCCCGGAGTTCTGAACCTGGTGAAGCTGAAGCGGACCGGGGCTCCGGGCGCGGTGCGCATGGCCGATGCACTCTACCAGTTCCAGTTCCAGATGCATGAAGAGGCGTTTAGTTACCTGGATAAGCTGGCGTACAACGCGCAGATGTTTGCCGGCATTCCTCCGCAAGTGTATGGCGGCGCCGGCGACCCATCGGTCGAGACCTTTGGCGGACAGCAGCAGCAATTGAATTCGGCGCTGGGCAAGCTGAACATTTATTGGGAGAACCTGAAAGAGGAGCACGCGAAGGCCGATGAACTGGCGGTGAACTGCGCCAAGGATAATCTGACAGGCGATATGCGGCTGGTAATTCTGGAGCGGGGCTCGGAGTTTCGCAATGACTACATCCGGCTCGACGATTTGCAGGGCAGCGTGCATGCGTATGCCGATACCGACCAGGGGCTACCGGTCACCGCGGCGGAGCTACGGCAGCGCTGGATGGATTTGATGCAGGCCGCGGCGAGCAATCCTCTGGCACAGGCGATCTTCGACGATCCAACGAACCAGGAGCAGGCTGCCACGGCTCTCGGGGTTCCGAATATGGTGGTTCCGGGCGCGGCGATGCGGTCGAAGGTGTTGCAGATTATTGAGAAGCTGTTGGAGGCGGAGGCGGGGCCCGTGGTTGATCCGCGGACGGGACGGCTGACCGGGCAGTTAAGGCCGACGATCCTTCCGGATAAGGCCATCGACGACTTCACGGTGTTGAAGCAGGTCGTGCGGCAGTATTGCCAGGAGAATTCAGATATTCCGGATGATAACCCCGCTGGTTGGCAGAATCTGCTGGCGTACTTCACGGCTGCGGTTGCCCTCGAGACGCAGCAGATGGCGGAGCTGGCACTGCAGAAGGCAGTGGTGGCGCAGGCGGGTTTGTTGAGGCCGGCAGCGCCGGTGGAGATCCCTTCGCATGAGATCGATGATGTGGTGAACACCGTGGGCGGGCTGATGCATCTTTCACCTGAGGCTACTTCGGGGAATATTCAGGGCCAGGTCCAGGCTGCGAACGCACTGATTAAATTGGCGGATAAGCTGTCGGGCTAGTGGGTGGGTGACGGTTGCTCACTCTCGCATAAAGCAACGGAAACTATCCTAATTTATCCCACGTACGCTGAGGCGAACGTGGGGCACCCGTCGTGTTTTCTTAACTAGTTCGCCGTAGCGGCCGACAGCTGCGGGTTGAGCGCGGGGTCTCCCACATCTCGCAAAACACGAGCGAGATACCCAGATTTCCTGTTCGTGGCTGCACCGATGGTCGCGTGTGCGGCTTTCTGTAAGGAAAGCCGCATGAAGTTCGTTGACCTCACGAAGCCCCACAGGAAATCCGGGCGTGTGGGGCACCCCACGATTCGTGGCCGGGACGGATTGCCTGGCTACCAGAAGGAAGAGACAACTATGACTGAAGCTACCATCGCGGCTCCCGCTCCGGCGGCGGCACCTGTTTCTGCGCCCGCTCCCGCAACTGCAGCGGCTCCCGCGTCTTCGCCTTCCACTCCTTCTTTTGGAGGATCGGTTCCGACGTCTAAGGTCGATCCGGGCAAGTTTTCTATTCGCGAAGATTATGCGGCGGCGCTGCTTAAAGAAAAGCTGGCCGCGATTCCCGCGGTCGAGGAGCAGCCTGCTGTGAGTGATGAGCCGGTTGCTGTCGCGGACTCGGCAACCGAGTTCGTAACGGACGAAGCTCCGGCCACTGTAGCCGTCACCGATACAGATGCGCCGGCCGTAATGGACGAAGAGGATTTCCAGCTTGAGTTGGAGGCCATCGTAACGCCCGAGGTTCTGAGCCAGATGGTGACCGACAATCCGGAGTTTGGCAAGTTGCTCGAGGCGGATGCAAGGCTGAAAGGCCAGCTTTACAAGACGGCACGCGAGGCAGCGGAGCTGAAGCCCTACCGCGAAATCTTCCCCGACCTGGATTCCGCGAGGGCGGCCCAGGACTATTCGTCCACTTGGATGGACGTGCGCGAGACTTTTCTCGGGTCGACCACCCGCGAAGGCACGATGGCCTCGCTCAGCAAGATCGCCGAGCTCTCCTATGAGCGCGATGCCGGCGGCAACGTAGTAATGCAGAATGGCAAGCCGGTGATCGGCGAAGACTTTTTTGGATTTGTCGACAACGTGGTGGGACTCGATCTCGAACACCGCGCACAAGATGTAACCGCACGCCTCAAGGCGAACCAGTATCGCTCTGAGGAAGAACGCACTCGCGACCAACGGGTGAAAGACGCACTGGATGTCCTCAGGGAAGAATCCGCGGCTACTTCCCCCGCGATAGAGGCTCAGCCAGAGGCGCTGCGACGCAAGGCAGATGAGCTGGACCGGAGAGAACGCGCATTGAATGAGCGCCAGCACGGCGAGAAGGTGGAGGAGAGAAGGTCATTCGAAAGCGGATTGCAGACGGAAGCCCAAACGCGTATCCACGACGGCATCAGCAGGATCATTGCCAACGTGGAAAAGCAGGGCGGCGTCGTCAGCCCCTACTTGAAGAACATTCTCCCCAAAGCCATCGGCGCTAAGCTGATTCGCAAGATTCAGGCCAACCCGGCGCTGCAGGGTCAGATGCATTCACTCCAGCGTCTCCCGATCGGCGATGCGTCACGCCAACGCAGACTCGCGGCCATTGACCGGGCCGTGCAACAGTATCTCCCCGACGTGGCGCGAGAAGAGCTGCGCGAGGCAGGGGTGCAAATCGCCAATGCCTCAGCAGCCAAACGCGCCAAGGTAGACGCCCAGATCGACAGCACGAAGAAGACCGAGCCGAAGGGATCGACCGGGCCGGCCAGCGGTGGGAGCGCAACGATGACCTCAAGCGCAGCCTTCGACCACGCGCAGGCCGAGTGGCAACGAGCCAATCCAGGTAAGCCCTTCGACAAAGTGGCGAGGGAAGCCATCCTCCCCCGCGTTCTGCAGCTGATGACATCTCGGTGAGGGACTAGAGAATTAGCGCGGCGCCCCCGCCGCAGATAAGGAATCGATTTCATGTCGAACATAATCGGCACCGCATCAACCACACAGCAGCTGCAACTTGAGGCTTTGAACGAAGTGATCAAGCTGCTCATCGAAAAGGAGGCTAAGCTCGACTCCCGCATCTCAGAGCGCGGCTCCATCACCCCGGTCTCGCTGCGCAGCTTTCGCCTGCGCTTCCAGACCGCGTTTCCCGGCAACGTCGCCCTGTTCAACCTGGACGGCGGCATTCTGCCCGCCGGCAACTTCTCCCAGTGGGATCAGGGCACTCTGACTCCGCTGGCGACCGTCATCCCGGTTGAGTATTCGCGGCTGGTGGACATCATCGGCGACAGCGGACCGAAGGTGGTCTCAGAAAACCCGGTCACCAAGACGCTGGCGGACGTGGCGGTGCAGATGGCGAAGAACCGGGACCAGTTCCTGCAGCAGGCGGGTGACGGCAAAATCGGGCAGGTGGACCCGAGTTACGCGGGCGGCGGTGCTAACCCCATCGTGCTCGCGTCCTCTCCGTGGGGCGCCAGGCTGATCTCGCAGGGCCAGCAGGTACAGGTGATGAGCAACACCTACACCCTGCGCGGCACCTGCTACGTCAACAACGTCAACAACAAGCTCGGCTCGGCGCAGTCCATTACCGTGGACGCGGTTCCTGCGGGCACCACGTCTGGCGACTTCATTATGGTCGCGGGCGTGGCGGCGACAACCCCGGTGTTTCTGTACGGGATTCCGTACTTCCATAACACGTCGACCACGGGAACGTTTCTCGGCATCAACCGGACACAGAATTACGTAGTGGCGAACGGTGTGGCTGCCGGCGGCGCTCCGCTGTCGCTTCCCATGCTGCGCGCGGCACTCAGCCGCGTGGAGCAGTCGCTGGGCACGGATGCGCTCAAGTCGCAGGTATGGCACGCGCATCCTTCCCAGATCCAAGCCTACGAAGAGATGGGCTTCGCCAAGCAGGAGATCTTGATGACCAACGGCAAGATGCCCGGCTTTGACGGACTCACCGCAAACGTAGGCCAGTTCACCATCGCCGGACGCGAGGTGGTGCGGAACATCCACGCCGACCAGACACGCATCGACTTCATGGAGTTCGGTTCATGGCTCAAGGTCGTGTGGGGCAAGGCACCGTTCTGGTTCAAAAACCGCAGCGGTCAGTGGGTGTTTCAGATCTATGATCCGGCGTCGGGTAATCCGACGGCGAATGAGGGATGCTATTACGTGGACGCTCGGCAATACGCGGTTGATAACCCCCAGGCGATCAGCTCCGTTACCGGTCTGAAGGTGCCTGTCTACAACTAACCAGTAAGTAGGTGCACTTAGGGAAGGGCTGAGATAACCGTCTCAGCCCTTTGCTTTTGGTCTTAAAACCTTGGGGGTGGGATCTGTGTTTCCCACATCTGGCGCAAACTGCGCGCTCAGATATGGGGCACCCCTTGGTTCCGCTTAAGGACAGAATGTATGGAGAGCTCAGCGATGTCTTATGACGGCCCTTGCCCCGGAGGCACGGTGAACCTGCCCGACCCTGACTTCAAGATGGAAGCAGTATTGGTGTGTGACCACTATTCCGACTTCCTGCGCTGTACGCTGCCGGCCAACAAACATTTGTTCGACCGCATCGTGGTGGTCACCTCCGCGGAAGATCGCGATACGCAACGCATCTGCGAGTTTCACCACGTCGAGTGCATCAAGACCGACGCCCTGAATTCACGCTGGAACCGGTTCTGCAAGGGGGCGGGCATCAATGAGGGCCTAAGCCGGCTCAACCGGGATGCATGGGTGGTGCATCTTGACGCGGATATCTGGCTGCCACCACAAACGCGCTTGCTGCTGCAGAATGCCAACCTCGACCCAGGCATGATCTATGGCATCGACCGGTTCTGCGTGAAGGGCTATGCGCAGTGGGACAGCTTTCTGGAGATGCCCACTCTCCAGCATGAATGCGATGCCTACGTTCACCTGAACGCCTTTCCCCTGGGCACGCGCGTTACCAGCAAGGACGGCGGGGGATATATTCCCATCGGATTCTTTCAGATGTGGTGCCCGACGATCTCCGGCGTTTGCGAATACCCGGTTGCGCATACTGACGCGGGACGCGGCGACATGGTGTTTGCCAAGACGTGGCCACGGGCGAAGCGCGGGTTGATCCCTGAGGTTGTGGCATACCACCTGGAGAGCACGGACGCCACAATGTCAGCAAACTGGTACGGCAGGAAGACGGCACCCTTTACGCACAGCGGCGACTCCTTATGAGCCATATCGTGCCCAGAGATACGCAACGCTTTCTTACTAGCTACGGTGGCAAGAATCCTTTCGGTAAGCCGCGATGGAGACTGCTTGTCGGCAGCGACCGGCTGGTAAAGGAGTCGGGCGTTTACCGGGATTGGGCTCCAGGACTCTCTACGGCGGAGAAGGGCGGATTGAATTTTGAGCCCAACCCACATGCGCCGGGCTGTAACTTCTCGCGCCATGACAACCGTCCCATCCGCGTGGTCACCGAGATGCGCGAGGTGAAGAAATATCCCCACGCGCCAGGGTGGGTGCTGGAGAAGTGGTTCCCTGCCTCAAGTTATGGCACACAGGCGGAGTGGTATTCGTACAAGGCGGTCGACGGGTTTACTCCGATGCTGGGACCGTATCCCGAATGCGGCGACTACGAGATGATCTTTGGACCGTGGCCCAAGGCGCCCACGACCGACACGCTGCGGGACTTGA